AATCAAATAAGAGAATTATTCCTGAAATAGAAGTATTAATTAAGAATGGTAAAGTAGATTCAACATTCATTTATAAAAATAAATAATATGAGTTTTCATAAAGAACATGAAGAAGCTTTATTTGAAGAAGCAGTGAATCTTGTACCACAATTTCAAAAAATGCATAATGAAATTGGTTCATTAGGAATGATACAGGTTATTCATGAACATATTGATAAAGCTTTAGAGAAATCAGGTATATGGGAAAAGGCTACATGTAAAGGTGCATGTAGCTTTTGTTGTCATGATACTATACTAATGCCACCATTAGAAGCTGAATATATACAGCATATTCTATTGGATAATGAAATTACTGGTAATACTCATAGAAAAGAACTACAATCTTCAGGAAAAGAAATAACATTTATGGATAAGGCTTGTCCATATTTAGCAGATGAAAATGAAGAAGGTAATAGGTTGTGTTCTATCTATGAAATAAGACCTATTGTGTGTCGTACACATAATTCTACTGAACCAATTAAATTCTGTAATAAAGAAGAATATCCTAATAGATTTATCAATGAAGGTAGAATCATATCTGTTGAAGCTGTTACATTAGCTCTAATGATGATGAAACATGATGTAGATGAAAATGGTATTCCTACAATGATACCAATACACACATTAGTATGAAGAAGTTTATAGATTGGTTTAAATCAATTCAATGGAAGAAATGGTTTACTTGGAATTATATATGTTTGTTAATTTATTTAGCAAGTATAATTGTCAGTCTTATTAGAGAAGAATATAATGTAGCAGGAGTATATTGTATTACTGTAATATTATGTGTTATTATACATCTAAAAGATAGATCATTAGAACAGGCTAAAGAGCTTATAAAGAGTCAAGGAAAACTAATTGATAATATGTTGAGTCTTTTAAATGAAATAGATAATCATAAAGCCAAAAAGAATTAATAATAATACAACAAGAAAGGAGGCAGATAACATGTAGAATAATAAAATACTCATAATAGCTATATTTATAGCTGAAAATTATTAAATTTAAGAATTATTTTGATAGTCAATTAACGAGGACAAGACTTATAAAAAAGGTACTCATAACTTATTTATTTTATATTATATGAAAAATTTAGCTAAGAATGCAGGTTTATTGTTTATCGCTCTAGGAGCATTATGTGTAACTTCTTGTTCTCCAAAAGATGATTTAATTGTTAAAGATGGTAAGGCTAAGGCATCTGAGTTTGCTAGTGCTAGTATTCAGTTACAAGCTGAAAAAACTAATAGTACTACTGGTAAAACTGTAGAGCGTGGTACTCTGCATGCCTGGATTAAGGATGTTAACATTACTGTTACAAGTTTGGATTGGAATTATGCTGCATTTATGACTCCTTTTGAATTAGTAGCCAATACAGGTAATAACACTAACAATATTAACTATGTTATTGACAATGTTGCACTAGGTAATAACCATTTTGATGTTGTAACTACTACTAGTACAACTCCTGAGTTATCTTTTATTACTGCTCCTGGTACAACTTCTGCTATAATGGCTGCTTCTAAAGCTAAAAATCCATATGCTATTTATGGTGTGTCTTTTAATGCTTCTGTTGCTTCTAGTGGTCAATTGACTCCTAATTATGCACAAACTTTAACAACTGATCATGGTAGAGCTATTGCTGTATTTACATTAGGTTCAGATTTATCTACATTAGGGGGTACAGCTACAGTTTCTGTTGCAGGTATGCCATCTGTTACAGTTACTCCATCTGCTAATGGATTATACTATTGGTCAAATAATGACTCAACTAATGGTGATGTAATTACATTTACAGTTCAAATGTTGAATGCCAATGGTGGTAACTTTGGAACTCCAATTACTCAAACAATGTCTGTTGTAAAATCTACTTCTGTTAATAATGTTTATACTATTAACAAAACAGGTATTACAGTAAATCATACAATGGAACAATTTGTTGCAGAGCCTTGGAATAACCAAGATGGTACTGGTACTATTGGTAACTAACTAAAAACTTATTATATATAAAACCCACTAGAAATAGTGGGTTTTTTAATAAAAACAAATTATGAAAAAACTGTTATTTATAGTATTGATTGGTATTATATCATCATGCGAATCTGAATCTGTTAGTAATGTTACTATTATTAATCATTATCCTAAACAAGCTGATGCTACATTAGAGATAATTGGGGAACCTTGGACAAATACTGATAGTATTATTCCTATTAAACATTAAAAAAACTTTAACTCTTTTCAAGATGTTGAGAACACCGTTTTATCCCCTCTATTGAGGGGTTTTTGGTGTAAAACACAATTTAAACAAATAAATAAACATGGAAAATAACACTAGTATTAACACACAGTTAAACATTAGTAACAATGATATTGTTACAATGCTTCTTGAAGAAAGAAAAGAGCTATTAAATAAAGAGATACATAGTCTTATAGCTCAACAAAAAGAAATTCTAGAACCTTATATAGGTGTAATAGCCAATAAACTTACAGAGTTTTATACTTCTGATGAGTTCTTGTTCTTCAAGAGCAAATGTTATGAGTTTGCTAAACTTTACAATCCTAAAATTGAGATTAAGATTGTTATTGGTAATGAAGAAACTCCAGAAGAACAAGTAAGAAAATTTCTTAGTTATTATCATTCATTTGATAGTAGAACTTTTTCTCCTGATTGTTTAGTTATACAAGCTGTAAATGATGATGATGAGGATAATATAGTTATGTACGATGAAGGAGATGGTCTTATTGCTTATCCTGCTCATTTAGAAAAAGAATTTAAACTTGAATTGTCAGAAGATGATAAATTAAGTATTAATACAATTAACAATAAGATTTCTCAATATGAAATAGAATTGAGAAATTCTAATGGTATGAAAGACAAATTAGTAGCTAGAATGACTAAAGCAGCTATTATGAATAACCCTGATTTATTAGCAATTAGAGATAACGTATTAAAATTAGAATAATCATGAGTAAATCGAAGGAAGAATGGTTTAACACTCTAGAAGAGCCTTACAAAAGTAAGGCTCTTAAAAATTGTAAACCCCACTTGTTAAAGAGAGAAGAGAAAGATGTATTTGATGCTTTACAAGCAGGATTTACATGGTCAACCAGTCCTGAAGGACATAAATATTGGGAGACTTATTTTAAAACCCTAAAAAAGCAGAAGCATGAAAAACAGTTATAGAGAAACAATAGAGGCAGGTTATAAAAATCTGCCTAAATTAATCATAGCCTTTATTATTCTAATGGCTATTTTAGGGGCAGTAAATGCTATATTTAACTTCTTATATTCTTTAACACCATGCGTAAACAAGTAGCTGACCAAGAAAAGTGTAAGGAGTTTTGGTTACACAAAATTCACCCTGTAACAGGCTATGGAATAGCTGTTCAAAGAGATCCTAGAATAGGGATTAAAAAAAGAGATAAGTATAAAAAGGTTTCTAAAGATTAACTTAAATAATTGATTATGGAAATTACTATAGGTCCTAGAACAAAGAAACATAGAGCTAAGGCAGCTATGTTAGATTTTCATGAATGGTTAGTTAAAATGAATAATATTCATCTTGCTGATATACAAAGAATGTCTATAGCATATCAAAAAGTTTATCAATCAAATATTAAATAATTATGAGTACAGAACAACAATTATCAGAAAGATTAGGAATCGACAATGATGTAATAGCAACTAAATGTTCTTCTGCTATAAGATTTCTCTTAGAGAGAAAGTTATTCGGAAACAAAACACAAGAGGAATTTATAGATCATATGAGTGGTACATTTACTCCAAATGAATTATTATTCTTGGCTATTGATTATATCACTGATAAAACAGCTAAGATTATGAAAACTGATTCAGAGATAGAAAAAATTGTAGACAATGTTGCTGCTAAGCATGGTGTTGATCCTGTAATGTTAAATATATTAAAATCAACTATGGGAATCAAAAACTCAGGTTCACACCACGAAGAAGATAATGTCTAGAAAGGTTATTAATAAAAGAGAAGAAGCAATTGTTCTTCAGGAAATAGCAAGGCAGGAGAATATCATTTTATGGTATAATAAGGTTAACAAACCTATGACTGACCTTGCTGAAGAGAAACTAAAAGTATTAAAAGTAGAATTAGAAAAAATTAGAGAAACATGAAAGCATTAGAAATTTTAGAGAGAAATCAGTCTAACAAGGAAAGGGCATCAGAATATCTTGTATCAATTAAGAGAAATCTTAAAAAGAACATCATTGATGAGCTTGTAGATCAAATTGATAAAATACAAGATAAGATTAATGACTTAAGAGATATGTCATTAACTACAGATGTAAATCAAGGTATTACAGCTGTAACCAGAGATCAGGCTGAAAAGAGATTTGCAGAGATTATTGATCTTGAATATGACCTCTTTTTATGTAAAAGAGAGCTTAAGATTAAGAAAGAATCTTATACAAATTACTTTGGTAAAGACAAATCTGATAAAGTAGAGGACTAATGAGCTTCCAGGTATATTGTTCCATCCCTAATCAAACACATAATAGGGATGGAATTTTAGGAGAAGTATTAGATATTATAGGTAATTTCTCTACTGAACATAATCATTTAGAACCTATAACTCTAGATTATCGTCAAGGTCATTTATCATTTGATCCAAATCATGTAAATAATGCACATGTTGTTTTGATTATGCATCAGAATACCAAATTTGAATTTGATATTGATAGTTTATCTAATGATTCAAAAAAAGATTATCAATTAGCTAAAGAATTAGGTAAGAAAGTCTTTTTATTATATAGAACAAAGGATGGTAGATTACATACTTATGGTATAAGTAATGGTAATCAATTAATATCAGGTATTGCAGGAACAACAGAATGGTTTAAAAACCATTTAACACATAATGTTCCTGATAAAAAGAAAGTTGTAGCTCAAATAGGTAAACAAAAAGAGTGGACTCCTGAACCCTCTATGTTTGATAGAGTTGTTGAAGCAGAATTTGAAAAAACCACAAAATATATTAAAACCAGTGGTAGTGTTAAACCTATGTACGATAGGAGATTATTAATTTAATTTTTAATTTATATACACATGGGAATGAAAACAAATGCAGAAATGCTAAAGAGTTTTAAAAGCTACAATAAAGTAGCTAGAGAAGGTAAAGCTAAGAAAGAAGGGTTTATGAGTGCTGCTACTATGATATTTCATCTAGAGCATCAAATCTCTTCAGGAAGAGGAAATGACCCTTATATATCTCCTGAAGGAGATGTTCATCTTACTCCAACTAAAAAAGTTTCTAGTGATAGGACTACTATTCATGTTGTGGATATTCTAGATGCTAGTAGTTCTATGTCAGGAGCTAAATATGAGGCTGCTACAAAAGGTATTAATATGGGTGTAAAAGCTCTTAAGGAGGATACAGCTAATGTAGATTATACATATACTCTATGTGATTTCTCTAATGATATCATATTTAGACATAAAATGTCAAAACTTAAAGAGGTTAATAACTTTAACGGAATAACTAGAGGAGCTACAGCATTATATGATGCTATAGGAGATTCAATTAATCTTATTAAAGAATCTATAGGTGTTACAGATAAAGTGTTAGTAAACATTTATACTGATGGTGAAGAGAATGCTTCTAGAAGTTTTACTGCTAAACATATTGCTCAAGCAATTGAAGATTTATCTAAAGGAAATTGGACATTCACATTCATTGGTACTAAACCAGATGTAGAGCGTGCTCAACATTATTTGAAATTTGATATTTCAAATACTCTAGTGCATGATAATACTGGAGCAGGAATGGAGAAATCATTTAGAGAGAACTCTGTAGCTAGATCTTCTTATTCTTCTAAAGTGGAAAAAGGGGAAGATGTATCAAAAGGATTTTACAAAGACATTAATTAATTTCTAATAACAAATAATATGAGTACAGCAACAAAAAAATCAGTAGCATTCATTACTAGTAATGCATTAAAAGTAGGTTCAATTCTTAGTGAAACTTCATTCTATGTAATAGAAGATTTCAGAAATGATAAAATCATTGTAAGAGATGATTTGGGTAATAAAATCACTATGGGTGAGCCATATGTAAAACAAATCTGTACTTCAGCTGATTTGTATGATTCTGAAGAGAAGAAAACAATGTCTGAATTGGCTGATATCTTCATCAACAGCCCTAGAATTGCTATGACTGTAGCTTTCTTCAAGAAAGATGCTGAAAAGACTAAAACAGCATACAATAAAGAAGTGAGTGATGCTATTCTTAGGGTACAGAATGCTAAAGTGAGTGAAGTTGAGGGATTATTGAAGAGCTTAATTGAGAATCCTATCTCTAGAGTTATTCCAGGAGAGCTAAGAGTTATGAAAGGAAGACATCATGGTCATATAGATGAACTTGGAAGAATCCATTTTATAGATATGGAGCTTCCTAAAGACACGAAGGCAGCTAAAGATGGTAGTATGTATGACACTAGAAAGAGAGAAGTGGACCCACGTACAATTCAGTGGTTAATTGTTAATAAAGTAAAATATGTTTTAAAGTAAAATTAGTAGTATGTCTAAAGAAGAGAGAATCTATGGTTTAAAAAACCCAAATCTTCCAGCATTTCCTACTGAAATATCTCATGGGGATGAGGATTTTACAGGTATGCCAATTGTTAACAAAAAATATTGTTATGGGTTAACAAAAAGAGAGTATTTAATAGGACAGGCTATTAATGGTTTTATGGCAAAACATGGAGCAGTTGATTTTACAGAAGATGATGTAAAAAGAATATTGTTAGCTGTTGATATGTTAATAGAAAGTATATAATTATAAATAAAGTAAAATATAGTCTAAAATTATGAGAAAAAGTCAAGTTATTCAGTTAGTATTAGTATCAGCAGCTTTAGTTGCTTGCCATAAAGACAGGGAAAAAGAAAGAGAAGATGAATATTATGGCAGAGGTTCAAATGTAAGAACAACTACAAATGTTTATCATCATGGAGGATTTTGGTATGCAAGACCATACACTAGTAGTCATACATATCATGTAATACATACTAGTAGTCCTTCAAGATCTTCAAGTTATTCTTCTGGTTCTCATAGCTATTCATCTAGTAGTAGAGGGGGGTTTGGTTCTAGTGCTCACTTTTCATCAGGGTCATAATGAAGAGAGTTATAACTACACCTAGAGTTGGTTGGCAACAAAAATTAGAAGAAAGTGGATTTGGATTTCATACTACAGATGTTAACTATTGGGATGAATCTAAACACTATTCTATTACTTCTCAAGAAGCAGATGCTATTTATTACGCTACAGAAGAATTGTGGGAGATATCTCTTACAGCTGTTCAACATGTTATTGATAAAAAACTATATCATAAGTTTCATATTCCTGAGTTTATGTGGCAGCATATAGAGGATTCATGGAATAATGATGTTCCTTCTATTTATGGAAGATTTGATTTAGTTATCAAAGAAGATGGTAGTATCAAAATGTTAGAGTTCAATGCTGATACTCCAACATCATTATTTGAAGCAGGAGTTATTCAATGGCAATGGCTACAGGATAAATTCAAGGATAAAGATCAGTTCAACTCTATTCATGAACAATTGATTGAATACTGGGTTTATCTTAAACCTTATTTAAATCCTGGTACATTGTATTTCTCTTGTATTAGAGATAGTCTTGAAGATTTTACAACTGTAGAATATATGAGAGATTGTGCTATTCAAGCAGGTATAGATACTGAACTCATCTTTATAGATGAGATTGGTTGGAATGGTCAATCATTCACTGATTTGAGTGAGAGAAGTATCAATAATCTATTTAAACTTTATCCTTGGGAATGGCTTGTGAATGAAGAATTTGGTACAAATGTGCCTAAAACAGAAACTTTATTCATTGAGCCATCTTGGAAGATGATTTTATCTAACAAAGCCATTTTACCTATTCTGTATGAACTATTCCCTAATAATAAATATCTCTTAAAAGCATACTTTGAAAAAGGAAGATTAAGTAGCTATGCTAAAAAACCTTTATTATCTAGAGAAGGAGCTAACATTAAGATTTATGAAAATGGAGTTCTTACAGAAGAAACAGAAGGAGAATATGGAGAAGAAGGGTTCATCTATCAGGAACTATGTAAATTACCTGAATTTGGTAATGACAAAACATTAGTGGGATCTTGGATAGTGGGTCAAAAACCTGTAGGAATAGGATTTAGAGAATCTTCTACATTTATATCTGATGATAAAAGTAGGTTCGTACCACACTTAATAGAAGATTAATTTTATTAATTCACTGATAAGTGCTTTCACATGAAAGAGGGGGAGTTCGTCTAATGGTAGTGTGCGCTCTTAATTGAGAAATATAGGTTCGAATCCTATACTCCCCCACTGATTATTAATAAATTTTAAACAAAAATCAAACATTATGAAAAATCCAAAAGTTTTAGGTATTATTATTTTATTGTGTGTAATTGGTCTAGGAGGCTATAAATATTACACTATCAAACATCCAGAAGCAATTCAAGCTGTTGTTCAAAATCAATCTTTGGCTGATGGTGGAAGTATTGTTTCTGATATCATTAAGCCTTCTTCAAGTTTTACTGTAGATGTAGAGAACCCTGTTGATTTTACTAAAATGGGTGTTATTGAAGTGGGTGCTTCAGGATTCAATTGCTTTGTAGTTAAAGTGGACAAAGAAGACAGATGGGCTTTAGACTATAAAGAATTTGGTGAGTCTTTAGCTTATGAAGGATTTATGTCAGTAGATGATGTAAAGCTAGGATTGAAGAAATACATTGGAGCTATTGCTGAACATGGTGTTAATGGAAGAAATATCCATTTTGTTATGTCTTCAGGAGCTCTTAAGAATCCTAAAACTAAATTGATTGTAGAATCAATTAAGAAGATGGGATATGTTGTTAATGAAGTTACTGCTACTCAAGAAGGACAATATGCTTTTATGGCTCTACTTTCTAAGAGTTATAGAGATAATTCATTTACTGTAGATATAGGTTCAGGAAACACTAAAGTTACTTGGTATGAAAACGGTAGAATTAAATCTCTAGAAGGACCAGGAGCTAAGTATAGTCAAAATAACTTATCAAATGAGGAAGCTTATAAACAGATAACTGATCTTGTTAATAAAGTACCTATGGAAAGAAGACAACAATGTTTTATTATTGGAGGTGCTCCATTTAAAATGGCTAAAGAATCTAGAAATGGTGAAGAAAGATTCACTCTTTTGAAATCTCCTGAAGATTATAATGCTAATGGTAATGATAAGATGATTGCAGGTATTAATATCTATAAAGCAATTTTTGATGCTTCTAAGACAGACAAATTCATCTTTGACTGGGATTCTAATTTTACAATTGGATTCTTACTAACTCTTAACTAATATGACACCAAAAATTGATTTAACAAATCCAACACAAAAGTTTATTGCTGCTGGATTTATAGGGGTGGTTTTACTTATTCTCTATTATCTATTACCACCATTAGTTGTTATTCTAAGTAATCTTTATTTAGTTGTAGGATTATTAATTCCTGTTGCATTTGTATGTCTATATCCATCATTTGTATGGGATACATTCAAGGAGCTAAGTTGGAATCTAACTAAAAGTATGATATCTAAGAACAAGCTTGGATATATGTATCGTTATCATGATTACTTATTGATGAGAATAGGAAAATTAGAGAATAATGTTACTAATGTTACTGCTGCTAAGATAGGATTACAGAAGATGATTAATGATACAGGTAAACGTGTAGCTAAAGGTAAAGCTGATTATGTTTCTTATGAAAAACAAGGAGCTAGTAAATTAGCTCTATCTTCTTTAGCTAATAAAGTAACTGTGGATGAAAATCAACTTAAAGTATTTCTACCTCAATTTACTAGTGTAGAGAGTAATGAGAAGTATTTATTAGAATTACTTGATTTCATGAGAGTAGATGCTGAACAATTGAAGTATACAATTGATGCAAAAGCTAGTGAATTTAAGATTCTAGAACAAGTTGCTGAAGCTACTGGTAATGCTAAAGAATTCTTAAAAGGAGCTACTCCTGAGTTTAAAATATTCCAAGAATCTTTAACACAACTTGAAGCATCAGCAAATCTTTACACAGCTAAGATTTCTAATTTTGAAAGAGAGGCTAAGCCTCTAATGGAAAGAATGGCTTTAGATAAGACTATTTCAGAAGATGAAGGATTAAGACTTATTGAAGAGTTCAAGAACAGTACTAAAGGTATTGACTTTAAAATAGAATAGTTTGGTTAATTAATTCAATGACACAGTGCCCCTCACATGAGGGGGTTTGGCAGTACATAGGTAATGATGGTAAAATAATATCCATTAGAAGTTCGATTCTTCTTACTGCCACTAAACTTAAAATAAATAAATTATGTCACACACAATTAATGAATCAGCAAAGTATATCCATGATGCTTATGGAGTGAGTATGTCTCATTTAGATGAGATTACAGAAAAAATGGCACACATATGTGGTTTAGCTACATATGGTAAAGAACCTTCAGGATTTTTAGCTAAAAAGGTTCAAGAAACCTTCAGTAAAGAAGATCTTGAAATGATTGCTACAATGTTTTTAATTAAAACTATAAATACAGCAAATGATGAAGAACCAGATGAAGATTGTCAATGTCCTTCTTGTAAAACTAAAAGAGGAGAAGAAGGAGGAATATCTTCTATTATAGCAAAACTTGAAAAGGACTTTCCTGGAGCTAAAGTAATGGCTTTTAAAGTTCCTAAAGATGGTAAAACAAACTGTTAACCTATGTCAGACAGAACAAAAAAGAAAACTACAAGAGTAGAGTGCTACTTTGATAGTATTACAGAAGAAGATAATGTAAGATACTATGGGAAATCTGCCAGAAGAAGAGCTGTTCTAACTGCATCTACAGATGACGGACAGAAAATGTTCTTTCAGGTAAGAGAGATTATGATTGATAGAATCAAAGAACTTAATGTAGAGGTAGATGATGCCATTACTGTAGATTTTGTCTTTGATGGTAAAGAATTCAATGGAAGATGGTTTAACAACTTATTTATTAACGATATAAATTTTTCAGAGTAATGAGTCCACAAGAATTTGAAGCAAAGAATATAGGAAATTTTGATTCCTATCATGAGCTAATGGAAGCTTACACAAAGCTTAAACTAAGAGAACAAGCTGAATCTATGTATACCTCAGAAGAGGTAAAGGAAATCTTAATTAGATTTAAATCTGATGTGATTACCAATCACCAAGCTCAGATAACTAATCTTAATCCTTATCAATGGTTTAAGCAGTTTGAGAAAGAAGGTGTATTATATGTAAGATTAGGGTTATTTACAGAAGATCAAATGTATTTGTTTGCAGGTTATTGTATGGGCAAAAGAATGCAAGATCCTACTAGAGATGTTACTGAAATAATGGAAGAATGGAAAGAAGATTTTAAAATCAGTCAAAATGTCTGATAAAAAACAAACATTAGCAGATGCCCTCATGTCATGGGGGCTTAATGGTTTAATTAGTGTATCAGATGATAACCTAATAGAATTATCAATTATTGTAAACAGAGAACTAAAGAAAAGAGATTTAATATTATGAAAAACGTACAAGAATTTAAAGACTTCCTAAAAATTGAATTTATGGAAGAGCATCAAGCCTATGGTCATTTTCCATTTCATATAGTATCTGAGGATCAACAAAATAAAATAACCTTAGGTGCTATGGTTTTAAGCAGTATTGGTAAGTGCTATAAAATGTTTCATGATACTATGAAAGGTGGGGCTAAAAGATGTTATATGTCTGTAGATTTTCCAGCAATGAAAGATATAGAGCATGATTTTATAGCTGTATTCTCTTATGAGAGTAGCACTCATGAAATGAATCTTGTTGCTATTCCTTATAATGGGGAAACAGGAGAAAGATATCCTGAAATAAGTTATAAAGATTCTGAAATCCTAAATGAAATCTTTAAGGAATTTGCTATGACAGTAGTAAGAGAAGCAGGAATAGTATGAAGAAAGTTATAGTATTAGATTTTCAAACAGCAGAGGTACATATATTCAGTGTACCTAATGATGTAGAAACTGAAGAGTTCTTATGGGAACAGTGTTCACAAGATGGATTAACATTCAAACCAGACAGTTGTGAATGGATGGAATTAGATTTGTCTGAAACAGAAGGAAGAGTACCAATTTATATTCATTAATAAACTAAAGAAAATAAAACATGAAATTTGTAGAATTTAATCAAAAGATTCAAGAGCAGTTTGCTGTAATGTGTAAAACTGGAAAGCTATTCAGAAGCTCTATTAGTGGGCAAGAATTGTGGGATTTATATTTAGGAAGCTTTAAAACAGGGGATAACCCTGTTTTTAGAGACCCTGATAGCTCTCAACATAATGGTAATAATGATAATTCCTTTATGAGAAGATATGGGAATATTGTTGCTATTAATGAAAACAATGAAATTGTTTCAATGTTTGATCTTGTTCTTGAGGAAGACTCTAAGTATTGGTCTCCTGCATTAGTATTATCTGATAAATTGAAATTTGCTCCAATCAAAGATGTATTCTTTGAAACATTTGATGAACTGAAAAGTTTACCTTATGAATCTTGTAGTAAGAATCAAAATACATTTAGACTAGGAATAGCTTCTAATCACAAAATCTATACAGAAGAAGAAGCTGCTATGTATGGTGTAGTGAAGGCAGGAGAGCTTTATACATTCAACCATTTCCATTTAGATTTACCTAAAGGGTTTGTAAATATGTCTGGAGCATCTGTGGAGTCTATTATGTCTAGCTATAGAGCTTCTAAGGAAGTATTTAAGAGAGGACTTGATGAAATCTCATTAGATACTTTGAATCTTGTTGTAGACCTTATTAATCAGGGTTCTTTATTAGACGGAGAAACCCATGTTAAGAAAGTAAAAGCTATGGCTATTCTTAAAGAAGAGTATGATAGACTACCAGCAAGTGTTAGAGATAATTGGTCTTGGGTTTCTAGTTATGATTTTCCTTTAGCTAGATTCAGAAATGAATTGATTGGTGTTCTTTGTGTAGAATTATCTCAAGGAGAAGAATTGAACAAAGCTTGTCAGAATTGGAACAAAAGAGTAGATCCTGCCAATTATATGAAAGCTGTTGCTCCTTTTACAGAGAGTCAAAAGAAAGCAGCTCTAAAAGTGGTTGAAGAAGGTGGCTACATGGATTCTTTCAATAGAAGACTTGCTACTATTGATGATATTAAGATTAGCGAGATTCTTCATAGTAATGTGGGTGATGGTATCATTAAATCTACTACAATCTTTGATGGTCTTAAGTCTACCGCTTCTACAAGACATAAAAGAAGTGAATTTGATGGTGTAGAGGAAGTAACTATTGAGAAATTCATGAAAGACATTCTTCCAGGATGTTCATCTATTGAGGTGTTGGTAAATAACTCTCATGAAGGTAATATGGTTACTATGACTACTGCTGAAGATCCAAATAGTAAACCTATGTTCAAATGGGATAATAACTATTCTTGGACATTTAATGGTAATCTAGCAGGTAAATCTCAAATCAAAGAAGAGGTTAAATCTAAAGGAGGTAAAGTAGATGGTGTTCTTAGATTCTCTATGATGTGGGCTGATGGTAATGGAGATAATTCTGACCTTGATTTACATTGTATAGAACCTAATGGTTTTGAAATCTCTTATTTGGGTAGAGTAAGTAGTATGACAAAAGGCAATCTTGATGTTGATATTACAACTCCAGAAGGAGAACTAGCTGTTGAAAACATCACCTATCCTGAATTAGCTAGAATGGCTAATGGAACTTACAAATTGTTTATTAGACAGTTTATTGCTAGAAGTTCTAAAGGATTTAAAGCAGAAGTAGAGTTTAATGGAGAATTGTATTCTTATGAATACAACAAACCTGTAAGAGGAGATATTCAAATAGCTGAAGTAACCTTGAAAAATGGGGTATTTACTATTGTTCATAAACTTCCATGTACAGATGGTGTTGGTGTAAGTAAAGAAATCTATGGACTTGAAACTAATAAGTTCCATAAAGTGAATCTTGTTTGTTTATCTCCTAACCATTGGGGAGATAATGCTGTAGGTAATAAGCACTATTTCTTTATGATTGATGGTTGTAAAACTGAATCAGACATTAGAAGCTACCACATAGAGAATCTAAATGCTGAACTAGCTGCTAATAGAAAGGTATTAGAGCCTCTAGCAGCTACAATCATGCTTAAGCCTGAGGATAAACAATTATCAGGGTTAGGGTTTAACCATACTGTTCTTGACACCGTTGTTTTAAGGTTATCTGGCTCTCATAAGAGAGTCATCAAAGTTAATTTTGGTCGTGTGTAAAGCAATAGAAATAGTAACAGGAACTAAGTATGGGAGATTAACTGTAGTAAGAGAAGGTCCTATACATAAAAATCCACAGGGAAAACCATGTAGAAAAGTTATTTGCACTTGTGAATGTGGTAAAGAAGTTACTGTTTTTTGGGGTACTTTAAGAAATGGTAGAACCAAATCTTGTGGGTGTTATATGAGAGAAGTAAATGGAGAAAGAATAGGAAAACAATCTAGAACTCATGGTAACACTCCAGTAGGAGATAATGAATTTAAGTCTTTATACTTTGTATGGAATTCTATTAAGCAGAGATGTTATAATAAAAAATCGGAAAAATATCATGTTTATGGTGGAAAAGGAATTAAAGTATGTGAAGAATGGATTCATGATTTTTCCAAATTTAGAGATTGGGCAATATCTAATGGTTACTATAAACAATCTAAAACCACTCCTTTTAAAGAAAAGCTTTCTATTGACAGAAAAGACCCTGATCAGGATTATACTCCTGAAAATTGTAGATGGATCACTATAAGTGAGAATTCATCTAGAAGGCATAATAAATAATAAAAATTAAATTTTAAATAATATGAAAAACGTAGTATTAGAAGGATTAAAAATTGGAATTAGATTCCAAACTTCAAAAGGTTCATTAACTACTGAACAATTGTTTCAATTATCTATGACTGAATTGAGCAGTTGTATCAAGGAATCTAGAAAGATTATCAAGAGTTCAGAATCTGAAGATGAAGAACTAGATTTTCTATCTGAAACTTCAGTTAGTAAAGTAGATAAAGTGTCTCAATTAAGATTTGATATCTTAAAAGAAGTCTATACTACTAGAAGAGAAGACCTTGATGCAGCTAAAACTTCTAGAGATAATAGAGAACACAACACTAAAATTCTTGCATTAATTGCTGAGAAGAAAGATGGTGAGTTAGCTGGTAAATCTATTGAGGAACTTGAAAAAATGCTAAAATAAATTATGAAAATAATAATTAAAGAAAACACTTGGTTACTACCAAAAACCCTAACTGATATTCCTGGATTTAAAATGGAATTTGGTTGGGGGAATGGGTATGCTCTTATACCTAGAGGACATAAGTATTATGGTAATCATTATGATACTATTCCTGTAAATGCTCATGGAGGATTAACATTTGGAAGATTTCTTAATGGAAAAGCCTTGAAATTTTATGGACTTTCTAAAAGACATTTAGGTAAATGGATGGTAGGGTTTGATACCTGTCATTATATGGATACTCCTCAAAGTTGTCCTAGAGAGTATGTAATACAACAAGCTAGATTTCTAGCTGAACAACTGAAAAATCTAAATAAATAAATATGAACTTTAAAAGAATAGTAGATGATACTTGACCATTGTAGCAAAGGATTACCTATTGAATTAGATGAATCCACAGGAGAAATTAAATACAAGGAGACGAAAGTCTCCTTTAGTATTATTAAAAACGCTATTGAGAGTGGGGTAGATAGGGTTCAATTAACTCACAATTTAGATCTAACAATTAACAATGGATGGGTGACATTCGGTTGCCTGACATTAACAGAAACAAAAGTAAAACAATTAATTAAATTAACATGGAAGCAATTAAATCAGTACAATTAGGATGGGAAATGGAGAAAAAAGCAGAATTAGTAAAACTTGGTCAAGGAACTAAGAGTTACACAGATATTCTGGCTCATCTAGAAAGTGAAATTGAAAATGCAGGAAGAATGTCAAATTTTGACTATAAAATTCCTTGCTTTAAAAATGATGGTATCTATCAATTGAATAGAGCTATTGAAGAGATTGTTGGGGTATCTCATGTCCAAGCTGGACAAAAACCTTCAGGAGGAGGAGATATGCCTATTAATACTATTGATATTACTCTAGCAGATGGAACTAGAAAGAAAGTTCCTTATGGTGATATCTCTTTACCAGATATGGGAGAAGATGCTATTATCCAAATTGGATATTCAAGTGGCTCTAAAGTTCTTCATGTAAGAGGAAAATGTCAGTTCAAATTTAATAGCCTAATTGACAGGATTATTGATAGAACTAAAGAGTTGTTGAACACAGACTCTATCTACAAAAATCAAACTTTTGAAATCAATGCCAATGTTAATGAAGGTCAACCAACCATCATTCCTTTACATAACATTGATAATGAGTTGATGATTTTGTCTGAAGAGACTGAAGGAGCTTTAAGCCCTTTGTATGCAAGGATTTTACATGCAGAAAAATGTAAAGCTTCAGGTATTCCAATTAAATTTGGAGCTATCCTTGAAGGACCTTATGGTACAGGTAAGACCTTATTAGCTTTTAAATTGTCTAAGAAAGCAAATGAAAACAACTTTGCTGCTATTTACTTGAAGTCTCCAGAATTGTTGGCTGATACTTTGAGAATGGCTAAAACTCTTGACAGAAATGGTCATGGTATCATTGTATTTTGTGAGGATATTGACCAGGTAACTAGAGGAGAGAGAACAACAGCTCTTCAGGATATCTTGAACACTTTAGATGGTGGAGATACTAAAGACATGAATGTAATTGCTTTGTTTACTACAAACCACTTGGAGTTAATTGAGCCTACATTCTTAAGAGGTAAGAGAATTGGTACTATTATTTCTATGGGCTTCTTAGATGCTGATACAGCAGAGAAGTATGTTACTTCATTCTGTCAAGGTATTACTCTTGAAGGTGATTTTGCTCCAGTTTACAAATTAATTGGTGAATCTAGTATTGCTCCTGCATTTATGGCAGAAATCATTGAGAATGTAAAATCTACAATGGTTATTAGAGGTAATAATACTGTAACTGCTACTGAATTCTTGGGGTGTGTTAAATCTTACTTGAGACAAGTTTCTTTAAGTAAAACTAAAGATACTTCTGTAACTAAGGAAGCTGCGTTAGCATTAGCACTAAAAGATGTGTTGCATGACAACAGATACTACACTGAAGTTAGAGAGGTAGTTGATGCTGCAATTGAATATGATAGAAATAACTAATATTTAAAATTTAATTTTATGAAAAATATCACATTTGGACAAGCTTTAGAAGCTGTAAAAGAGGGCAAATTAATTGCTAGAGAAGGTTGGAATGGTAAAGGAATGTTTGTATTCCAAAGACCAGAAGATCATTTATCTCATGATATGATTATCAACACTGTTAAATCACTTCCTGCAAGTGTAAAGAGTTTCTTTGCTCAAACTCCTGATAGTGCAGTTAATGAAGAAACTAGAAATCATTTATTAGCTACTAAAGTGAAGTTTACTTCTTACTTATGTATGTATGCTGCAGATGGTTCTATTGTTAATGGTTGGTTAGCATCTCAAACAGATATGTTAGCTAGTGATTGGCAAATTTTATCAAACTAATATTAACCAAGCCCCTCATGTAATTTGAGGGGCTATTATTTACATTTTATGTCACATAAAAATCCAAATCCAACAGAAATACTTAAATGTACTACAGGTAAAATAGGACACCATTTAGGTAAAAGCTATCTAAACCTTGCTAAAGGACATTTCTTCAGATTACATGAAAGAAAAGCTACTTTAGATGATGCTCAAGAGCTAAGAGATTTGTTTGAGAATCAATGGTTGGAGTATTATACTCAGGAAGAAACAGAACCAGGAGTTGCTGAAATTAGACCTAGACCTACACACAGAGTTAGAGATCTAAAGGGTAAAAAAGGTAGAATTGTATTCCAGAAGAATAAACTTACCTCAGGGAAGATTAGAAGAGAGTTAGCCATGCTAGTGGAAACTAAGAAGTCTAATGGTATTAATCCAGAAAAAGCTCTTACTGAAGCCAGACAAGAGATGAATAAGAAGTATGGCAGGGATTGGAGAACTAAATATGAAACTAATAAACAATCATATGATGATTGGTGGCAGGAGTGTAATATGGATGGCTCATTCGCATATAATGGTATAACAGAAGATTTTTAATTATTAAATAAATAAAATATGGAATTCTCATTTGAAGGAAGAGTGGTATTGACATTAAATCATGAGGAAGGTGCAGCTCACTCTACTCATGTATCTACAGATTTTAATCTTGATGTTCTAGGAGATCTAGATAGAACTAAATATTTAGATGAAGAGGATTTACCTAATAAGGAAGGTTCTAAAGTCCTTACAAATGTTCTTGTACAAGGATTAATAGGTAATATTCATATGGCTCATGAAAATGGTTGGAGAGATAGTGCTGAACATCTAAGATGGATTATTTCTGAACTAGAATCAGGCTTTGTAGCCCTAACTACTATTGAAAAATCTTATTTTAAAGAGTAATGGATATTATAGTTAAAAAAGAACAGGACAATACACCACATTGTCCTGTTTGTGATCATCATTTAGATTGTCACACAGGAGCAGGGCATAATAAACTACCTAGAGATGGTGATGTAAGTGTTTGTATTAATTGTGTAAGTGTTCTTGTTTATATAATTGATGAAAATGGTATAAATTTAAGATTTCCTACAGAAGAAGAAAATGCTCAATTCTTTGATAACCCTGATATTATGAAAGCAAGAGAAATTGTAAAACTAATTAAAGCTAAAGTAGATGGATCTAACTAAATTTGAATGAAGATATGGAAAATAAGATTTGCAAGAAATGCTTTGAATCCAAACCTATAGATAGTTTTTATAAAACAAATTCAGGTAACCCAGGAGGTACATGCTCTTCTTGTATAGCCTTATATCAAAAGGAATACAGAAAGCAAAACATTAAAAGAATTAGAGAGCTTAACAAAGCCTATAAATCTAGACTTAAAGGGGAGGAGGTAGAAAAACCTAAGAGATACAGAAGTAGTAAGTATTGTAATATTATAGGCTGTTTAGAACACAAAGGTAATTTCTATGGATTCCAAGACTATTGCAAGAGTCATGCTTTTGATGTACTAAATAAAGTTGTAGATGTATAATTATCAAGCTAAACTAGCACTAAGACACTACATTCCTACTAAATTAGAAGTAGGAATGTTGTTTCTTATACAGGTAGATGGTAGTCCTCAACTAATTACTTTAATTAATGTATGGACAGATTATGATATCTATATTAAGCAATTTGGCTATCCTGTAGAAATGTATATTGTTGAAGAGAATGATGAATCTGATATTATATGTAATCCTGAAGATATAGGTTGGTTTGATGAATGTGAAGAATGTGATTCTCTTATAGAATTTTCATTAAAACAAGCAAACTACATTCTATCTGAATATGATGGATTATTAGAAATTCAGATAGATGAAGACTCTTTTGATGAAGATGAACAGATTATTCCTATTTACGTTGAAGAAAAAGTAATAATTAAATATTTAGACGAAAATGAGGAATCCCTTTAGAAAAAGAAAGAAAGTGGCTATAGTAAAGAAATCTAGGTTAACAAGATATGGGTGGGAAACCTGGTATCATGTGGAAATAGAAGGTGTATATGTTCCTAATAGTACATCTAGTAATTTAGAACTTACTGAAAAATTCTATAATAGAGTCATTAATCTGGAAGGAGAAACAGAAATTATAGAGATTATTAAAACTAAGAAAATATGATAAAGAAAGTAAAGTTTGTGTTGATTAAAGAGTATCCAGGAAGTCCTAGTTTAGGAACAGAACGAGAGATTGAGGTTTATGATGGACATATTAGAACTAATAAATCTTGGGAATTAATTCATTTGTATCCTGAATTTTGGGAAAAAATAGAAGAGAAGGATTTTGAAATCCTAAGCTACTATATGCCAGGTTTTTATAAAGATAGTACACATCATGTTAAAAAAGCAGGTTTTTTTAGGAATACACAATTTGGAGGAAATTCAGAGTGGCATATCTATTCTGTTAAGAGGGTCTCTGATGGAGAAATCTTTACTATTGGGGATTCTATTAAATACTATCATACTAATGATAAATACCCTAAAAAAATCATTAGTATTTCTTTTGGTAAGGATCTAAAATTATATTTCAGATCCCAAGATTCATTAGGTAACTCAGAAACAACAATAAATAATCTAGAACATATTAAAAAACCTAAGCTATTCACTACAATAGATGGTAAAGACATCTATGAGGGAGATAAGTGGTGGTTTATTCATCTTTATGAAAATCCAGGATTAGGTAATGGTAAAACATGGATTTCTCAAGAAAGTACAGGAATAAAACTTAACCTTTGTAATGTTGCTATAAAGAGATTCTCTACTAAAGAGAAAGCTGAAGAGTATGTTTTAATGAATAAGCCTTGTTTAAGTATAAATGATGTTATGGGTGCTGGTTATGGTATTTGTAATTCAAGATCTTTAGAAGATATAGTTAAATCTAAATTAAATGGCTAATTATATCATCACTAAGAATAAAGAATACTACTCTAAAATAGGGCAGTATTCTTTTTGTTCTTTAGAAGATATGATATTGCCCGATATGATTGCTGTAGATAGTGAAACAACAGGCTTGGAATCTAGAAAATGTGATATGTTCTGCTTACAGATAGGTACTGGTAAAGACAATTACATTATAGATTTCTACACTTCTGAAGATCATTACACTTTTGAGGAAGTAGTGCCTTATATAGAGGATAAGATACTTGTAGGTCATAATATTCTATTTGACCTACAGTTCTTCTATAAACATAACTTTTATCCTAAAAGGGTTAGAGATACTATGCTTGCTAGTAAGATACTATACAATGGGCAATTTAAGCAATATGACACTAAAAAGGGAAAAGCTTATCTACCTGTAAAGCATGATTTTGGTTCTGTTATGAGTGTAGAACTAGGAGTTAAGTATGATAAGACAGATCAAAAGAATATTCATATTGTAAAGTTGAGTCAACCAAGCACTATTGAATATTCTTTTAATGATGTTGATAGACTCCTAGAACTACATACAGCTCTAAAGAAGAAGATTGATAATGGAGGTTTTATAGAAACTTACAAATTGCACTGTCAGTATATAAGAGCTTTAGCTTATATGGAGTATTGTGGGCTTCCTATTAGCTCTGAAGCATGGGAACATAAGATGATTCAGGATAAACTTAATTCTTCTATACATAAAGCTAAAATAGAAGAATACATCTTTGATAATCTACCACAGTATGCAGATAGGCAATTTGATTTATTTGATGGTAAAAAGAGGATTAAGGTTAGTCTTACCTCTCCTATTCAAATGATCAAAGTATTTAATGCCTTTGGTATTCCTACAAAAGATAAAGATGGTAAAGACTCTATTGGAGAGGATATCATTAGTAAATCTAAGCATGAATTTGTAAAAATGTGGTTAGACTTTCAAGAGGCTAATCATAGAGTTACCACCTTTGGTAAGAAGATTTATGATCAGATTGAAAATGAAAGACTCTATACCAACTTTAATCCTATGGTAGATACTGCCAGATTGTCATCTAGAAAAGGTTCTATTAACTTCTTGAACTTTCCTGCTGATAAGATTACTAGAGATTGTTTTAAGGCTAATAAAGGCAATGTGATAGTTGTGTGTGACTGGAGTGGTCAGGAAACTGTAATAGCTGCAGATCTCTCAGGAGACAAAGCTATGACAGAATCTGTTCTTGAAGGTTCTTGTCTGCATAGCGCATTTGCTAGGATTCTATTTCCAGAATTAGCTGAGCTAAGTGATGAAGTTATTCAGAAAGAACATAAGGATAAGAGACAAGCTGCTAAATCACCAAGGTTTGCTTTTCAATATGGTGGTTCTGCTTATACTATTCACCTAAATGAAGGAATTCCTTTAGATGAAGCTTATGAAATAGAAGCAGCATTTAAGAAATTACATGAAGGTTTATATGTTTGGGGAGATATAGTATTCAAAGAGTCTATTAAGAAAGGCTATATAGAATCTGCTGATGGTTGGAAACTAAAACTTCCTAAGTTTGATAATTTCTTGAAAGCTAAAGAGAGAATAGAAGCTATTACTAAAGAAGAGTGGGCACTATACAAGATTGGTAAAATTGAAGGTAAAGCTCAGCGTGAAGCATGGGATAAAAAGGAACAATACACAGTTATTAATGAAGAAGCTCTAAAACTATACAGAAGTAAGTTTAAAGATGTGTCAAGTTATTTTAAACTTCAGGGAGAGTATAAGAGGTTGTGTTTGAATAATCCTGTACAATCTAGAGGTAGCCACCAATTAAAGAGAGCTTCTGTAATGTTGTTTAATTGGATATTGGAAAACAATCTTCAAGGAATAGTGTTGATGTGTAACTCTGTTCATGATGAGATGGTTTTAGAATGTCCAGAAGAATATGGACAAATAGCTTGTAATAAACTATCTGAATGTATGATAGAAGGAGGAAATTATTATTTAAAGGATTTACAAATCAAGGCTGATGCTCATTATGGAGCAAGCTGGTATGAAGCAAAATAACTATGTTAATAACACTAGAAACGGCATTATTAGCCAAAGAGAAAGGGTTTAAAATGAATTCTTGTACATTCTATCAACACAATCCAGTAGGAGAGAAAAGATATGAATTAGTTGGAGAGGATTCTGAAGATGAAGGATTTGTATCTGAAGATCCTAAAAACAGAACAGCTGTATGCTGTCAATTTGTTCTTCAGAAATGGTTAAGAGAATCTCATGGTATCAATATTTTGATTAGTCCTTCTCAATCAAATGGAGAACCTATAACTTATCAGTATTGTTTACACTATAAGTATGGTGCTCAAAGTAAAATGACTCCTTGGAGCACTAATAGATATCCAACTTATGAAGAAGCATTAGAGTTTGGTCTTCAAGAATCATTAAAATTAATTTAATTATGGTAGACTGTTTAGAAGAAATAAGAGAATTTCTTGTATTTGATAGTAAGGATGATTTTTACTATTTACAAATTCTTCAAAGGAAGAAAGAGAATCCTCAATTAGGGAGTAATAGTAGAGTTATCAAAAACTATTATATAAGATCTATAGAGCACTTAGAGAGTAGATATGAAGAAATAAAAACTCTTTGTAATGTATTTAATGCTAGAGCTTCTTTAAGACTTAATAAAAGAAGTTTTGAGAAGGTAGGATTTAAAGCTCTAGAGAATTTTGCAAATACAATGCAAAATAGAGAGTATTCATTCTTAATGAAATCTTATGATAGGGGTTGTGGTTTGTTAAACAATGAAAAGGAGAAAAAATGGATTGTAGATGTAGATAAAGCAGAATTAGTTTGGCTTCCTCAAATAATTGAAGCTATAGAATCTTGTGATCCTGAAGGAACTAAAATTCTTAAACAATTACCAACAAAAAGTGGAATACATCTTATTACAAAACCATTTAATGTTATGCAATTTAAAGAAAGGTTCTCTTTAGCAATTATTGAAATTCACAAAGACAATCCTATTAACCTTTATATACCTTAAATTATGAGTGTAAATCGTGAAAACATTGGAAAACATTTACTGGAATACCAGCTAGGAATGATTGGGAAGGATTTGATGGTTATAGTTGATGATGATCATTGGAGATTTAACAATACACTCACTTTTAAACAATATTTGGAATTCTTGGTTTATGCTAGGAAAACAATTCAGAAAGTTTTTAAGTGTAATGCTCAAAAAAGAGAGGTAATATTTGGGCAGTTTATAGAGATGTTTGGTTTAAGAATTAAAAACTAAAGTTATGGAAGAATATGAATTAGTAGGAGGAGCTACTATGGTACATAAAAACACTACTCAATATAGTAGAGTGGTATTGTATTTTACTGGTAAAGCTAGAGATATATTTAAGAATATAAATATAACTTTCAGCCCTATAACTCTTAAGATAGGATTTCCTACTCTAGATTGTAGGGTAAGTTATACAGTTAAGAGTGCTCAGTTTAATTTCTCATATAATGATACTAACAAGGTATCTAATGAGGAATATGAAGGAAAATACAATCTATATAAAATCAGTGAGGATGAATATCAACTTGAAAAAATAGAGTCATGAGTCATAGTATAAATTTTGAGGATTTATTTGATTGGGAAGTTGAATCAGATAGGCATTACTATAAAATGGTAGCCAATCATCAAGAGTGGGAAGAGTTTGAAAAAGAAGTTAAACCAACTAAAATTGAAGTAAACCATGAAAACATTGATGCAACCAGAAAAGTTCGTAGAGTTATTAAAAAGGGGATTAAGTCTAGACTTGGTTTACCTATTGAAGCTCTACGAACAAAAAGCAGAACTAAGTGATGTAGTAAAAAATAGTTCTAAGTTTGATCTTCTTTGTATAACCTTAGTTAGAAAAGGATTAACTACAGCAGAAGGAGAAATAACTCTTTCAGGAAAGGAACTATTAGAGTTTATTGATTCTAATGATAAAATCAAGCTAGTTAGAAAGAAAGCTTCTGAAGATTTGTTTGAAGAATGGTGGAAAACCTATCCAGGAACAAACAAGTTTACTCATAAAGGGAAAAACTTTGAAGGTACTAGAGCTATGAGAATCAAGAAGGATGAATGTAAGTTGAAATACTATGCTATTCTTAATGAAGGAGAATATACAGCTGTACAGTTATTAGAGGCTCTGAAGATTGAAGTATTGATGAAGAAGGATGAATCTGTTAAAGCTAGAGATAATAAACTAACTTATATGCAGAATAGTCTCACCTATTTGAATCAAAGAACTTTTGACCCTTTTGTAGAGCTTATAGAAGGTGCTGAAGGTAGTAATTCTGTAGCTTCTCAATCCTTTGATGTATAATGAGTTTCGATGATCTCAAGGGGGAGATAGATAAAGGCAGAAGTGGAGGTAATAGTGGTATTCCTATGGGATTTGATAGATTGAATCATTATATAGGAATTAGAAAGAGTTTGTATTTTCTTATAGGAGGAAATACAGGTTCTGGTAAGACTAGTTTCATTGATGATTGTTTCGTGTTAAATCCCTTAGATTGGTATTTATCTCCTGAAGGTCAAGCTTCTGGTATCAAATTAAAGATTTGGTATAGAAGTATGGAAAGAAGTAGAACCTATAAACTAGCTAAATGGATTTCCAGAAGAATATTTTTAGATCATGGACTTATTATTCCTGTAAATAAATTACTAAGCTGGAATGATAAGTTAAGTGATGCTGAGTATGCAATATTTCTAGAGTATAAGGACTATATGGAACAAATGGAAGAAGTTGTTACAATTATTGATGGTCCAGAAAGTGCTGTAGGAATAGCAAAAGATCTTCAGAAATTTGCTATGGAAAGGGGTAAAGTAATTCAGGTAGATGAATACAACAAGAAGTATGTTCCTAATGACCCTAATGAGATTGTTATTGTTGTTATAGACCATATTGGTCTATTAAAAACTAATAAATCTCAACCTACTAAGAAAGAATCTATTGATAAGATGTCAGATGAATTGAGGTATGCCAGAGATTTCTATGGTTATACTCCTGTAGTGGTAAGTCAGTTCAATAGAAGTATTTCTAATCCAATGAGGATTAAGGCAGGGGATGTTGAACCACAACTTGAAGATTTTAGTGATTCATCATCTACTCAGAATGATGCTGATGTTGTATTAGCTCTATTTGATCCTGTAAGGTATAATGTAGAAGATCCTTCTGGATATGATCTTAATAAGCTTAGAGATGCTTTTGGGGCTAAATATTATAGATCCCTAAGACTAATCAAAAATAGCTATGGAGAAGATGATATTAGGATAGGATTAGCTTTTCTTGGCTGTGTTGGTATGTTTAAAGAACTTCCTAGAAAGAAAGATATTACAGACGAAGATTATGAAAAAGTAACAGATAAAACCTATTTTAAAATATGAGTAACACAAGAAGACACAAAATTGAAGCTAAGTGCAGAAAGAAAATTCTAGAGTGGGATAAAGCCCCTATGAACTTACAAAATAAGTGGGATAGGTCTAACAATGACTGGGGGGAATTTAGAGCTCTAAAGAAAGAATTAAGAGAGAAAATTATTAACAAAGAAACAAGAGATGGGATATTACACAGAATTTAGATGTAGGGTAACTCTTACAGAAGAAACTCCAGAACATATTATTGATATACTAGACAGTGTTATTAATGATTATGAAGGGTTTTATGCAGATTTGACAGGAAAACCTATGGAAATGATGAGAAATGTTTCTGATACTCCTAGATTACCAATAGATAATAAATTTGGGGATTGTCAGAGATGGGATATGTTATTTCATTCTAACAACTTTGAACCTGAAAAGTTCTTTGGATCTAGATTTAATAAAGAAACTAGAGAATTAGATATTTATACAGAGTTTAAAGATTATGATGATGAAATTAGGCTCTTCTGTAAATGGATTAGAGATTGGATTGATGAAGATAAGGATGTAGAAATATGGTCTAGAGGAGAAGATTATTGTCATGATGAGAGAGATAATTTTAAATATGGTGAGTGGTCATGAGAGTAATGTGTATCAATTCTAAACCTATTGAAGGTCATGGTAATTATAATCTAAATTTGCTAAAAGAAGGAGAAATCTATAATGTTACACATGTTCATCCTGACACAGGAGGTTATTATATAGGTGTTGGGCACTATCAAGGAAATCCTATTTATTGGGGATTTGAAAGATTTATAGAATGTTCTGAAGAACCTGAAGAAGACTATAATATTAATATTAAAAGATTAACAGATGGAAACAAAAGACCTAGTTCAGAGGAAGATAAAGGATCAGATTCTAACAAACCGATTTAGAGGAATTGTTCTTTCTAGTGTTAGAAGTGGGAAGACTAGAATCCTATTAGAAGCTATTAAGGAACATAGCAGTAAAAGGGGTAACAATATTCCTAGAGTTTTAGTTTTATATCCTAATATAGATATTAGAGTGTCATGGGTTAAAGAATGTGAACTTATCAACTATTATCCTGATATATCTTATTGCACATTTGCTTCTATACACAAAATGAAGGATACTACATGGGATTACATTATCTGTGATGAAGCTCAATTACTAGGAGAAGAAAACCAATTACCAATTGCTTGTGAATTATCAAAAAAGAATGACCATTTTATCTTTGCCTCAGGTACATACAATAAAGAAACTCTTGATGAACTACAAATATGTAGTGGTCTTGACCTTATTGTTGATTATAACACTGATAGTGCTATTAAGGATGGTATTGTCAGTGATTTCACTATTTATATTCATAAGTATTCTTTAAACAATGAAGGACAAAGACAGTTTGGTAAAACTAAGAAATGGTGGTCTACAGAGTACATGGAATGTAGAAGATTAAACAAGCTTGTTGAGAACTCTGAAGGAAAATCAAAGCTTTTTAATGGTTTAATGAGAATGAGATTTATTAATTCTAGTCATTCTTTGATAAACAAAGTTAGAAAGTGGATTTTTGATAATCCTGATAAGAGGTATCTGCTATTTGCTCCTGATGAGAAAACAGGGTTGATGTATAATCTTCCTATGTTTAATAGTAAGAGTAAAGATAAACAAACTCTATTAGACTTTCAGGAAGGTAGAATTGATAAGCTTTGTTTACTTAAGAAAGCTTCAGCTGGGGTAACATTCCCTAACCTTAATGTAATTCTCATTACAGCTCTTAATAGTAATGGTGAGCAACTTGAACAGCAAATTGGAAGAAGTTTACTAAAAGATACTGATAAATCAGAAATACACATCTTTGTTAGTAATCAAGAATTTCAACTAAAATGGCTTGAAAAAGCTCTAACAAACGTAGATAAATCTCATATTAAATGGGTATAATTTCGTATATTTATAATCAAAATAATTAAAAACATGGCAAAAGTAATTGCAATTGTAGGGGAATCAGGTACAGGTAAATCAACTAGTATCAAGGACTTAGATCCAAAATCAACTTATATAATTAATACTGCTGAAAAGGAACTTCCTTTTAGAGGTAGTCAGAAATTATATAATGCAGAGAACAAGAATTATTATGTTCCAGAATCAACTTTAGATGTTTTAAAGAAGCTTAAAACTATCTCAGAGAAAGCACCACATATTAAAGATATAGTGATTGAGGATTCTAATTATCTAATGTCATTTAATTTAGTAAGTAAAGCTTTAGAAGTTGGATTTACTAAGTTTAGTATCCTGGCTAAGGATACTGTTCAAATGATTAGAGAGGCTAAAGGATTAAGAGATGATTTGAACATCTATTATTTTACTCACTCAGAAACTATAACTGATGGAGAAGATATCATTGGGTATAAAATCAAAACTTCAGGAAAGGCTATTGATACTCAGATTGTAATGGAAGGATTGTTCACTATTGTTCTTTATACTTACATAGATTGTAAGTCTGATAAATGTGATTACTTCTTTGTTACTAACAAGATGGGTAAAATACCAGCTAAAAGCCCAATGGGTATGTTTAAAGACATTAAAATAGAAAATAACCTTCAGATAGTGTCAGATACTATCAGAGAATTTTATGCAGGATAACTATGGAACTAAACGATAAGTATAGAATAGTATATGATTCTGAGAATGTGATTCTACAGTTTCATGAAATGAGGGAAAAACAGGTTTTAGTAAAAACCCCTGGAGAAAAAGTTGGGAAATATCAAGGTACTGGGGAATTTAAGGAACATACAGATGATTATTATTTTCCTAGTCTTGAAACAGCTCTAAGGGGATTTCTAGTAAAAGCTACTTGGGGATTAGAAAAAGCAGAAGATATTCTAAAAAGATTAGAAGAAGTACAAGAAACAATTAAATCTATTAATAAATAAAAATTAGAAAACATGGCAATTGGAGGAAAAAAGAATGAGAATCAAGGAGAAGGAACATTTTCAAAATCTGTAGGAATGTTCATTGGTAAAGTAGTAGCTGTTAATCCTACTGTAGAGCAGTATAAGGAGAAACTAGGTATGGAGCTTAAAGAAGACTCTAAAGCTACAGAGTATCTTGGAACTTCTAAAGAAGGAAATACTACTTTAAGAGTAGATTTCTGGATTGAACAAGAAGGTACAGGGGATAAAAGAAAAATCTCTTATTTCTTGGAGGACAAGGAAAGAGAGAACAAAGATGGTAGCAAGCAACAGTATATCAACAATGTTGGTATGTGTTCTTGGGGAGTAACAGAAGATGCTTTACCTGAATGGTTCACTAAAAGAGAATTTAGACAAGCCCATACAGGAGAAGAAGATTTCTATAGCTTCTTAAGAGTGTGGCTAGGAGGAATTGATTTTAGAGCAGCAGAATCTACTTTAGAATTGGAGTGGAAGAAACTAATGAAAGGGAATGTAAAAGATTTAAAAGATCTTATTGACTCTGAATATGCTGTTAGTATAGGAGCTATGGCTACTATTGTTTCCAGAGAAGTTACAAATGCTGAATCTGGAGAAACAGAAACTAAAGAATACCAAAATGTGTATAACAAAATGGTATTGCCAGAGTATGCAATGAAGTCTTTTAAATTAGTGAATTATGAAGATCCTAAAGTACAATCTGTCCTTAAAGGGAAAGCTAGTAAAGATCTAAAAGCTCAAGAAAGATTTGTCCTTAATGTAATTGGAGAGTATGGTTGTAAAGACTTCTATAGCTTCAAGGAAATCCATGATTATGTAGCTACAGAAAATCCTGTAGCCTCTGATGGAGCAATTGTTAATGATGAAGATGAAGATTATTAGTATATAGTTATTAATTAACTTGAGCCCTCTACAAAATGTAGAGGGTTTTTTAATTTAATAATTATGATACAGGGTGTTAAGAAAAAAGAGTTAACAGCTAATATGGTATTAGAGCATATTACTGTAGAGGACATCTATTACAAATACTATGGAAAGTTTACTGTAAATAAGATTTGTAAGAATTGGATGAGAAAAGAAGATGACCCTTCTTTTGTAATTGGAAATAAAACAGGTATTCTACGCCATTATGATTTTAGTGATTTTAAATGGAGAGGTAACTGTTTCAACTTTGTAATGCAATTGTATAATTGCAATTTTCATGAAGCACTAAAAATCATTAATGATGATTTTGGATTGAATTTACTAGGTACTAGTGATGGTATTAAAAGAGAAATAGTAAAATATACTCCTGAAGTCATAGTTAAACAGTATTCTACTATACAGATGAAAGTAAGGAAGTTCACAGAAGAGGAACTAAAATACTGGAGATCTTATGGTATTTCAGAATCAGAGTTAAAAGAAGAAAAAATCTATTCTATTAAAGAGTTGTATTTAAACAAACAGAGATTTCCTCTTCCTGAAGATGAATTAAGGTTTGGGTATTTATATGGAGATAGAATAAAAACCTATAGACCTAGAAGCTTAGCTAAAGTTAAGTGGTTGCCTAATAATTGCCCTCTAAATTATATAGAAGGAAAGGAAAATATTGTAAATTGTGATACTTTATGGATCACAAAATCCAAGAAAGATAAAATGGTATTACTAAAGTTATACCCTTTTGTTATAGCTGTTCAAAATGAATCTGTAGGTTGTTTTACAACAGATAATATTAAATGGATTAAAGAGAATTCTAAAAGACAAATTTTACTTTTTGATAATGATAAAGCAGGTAAAAAAGCAAGTGCTATGATAGCAGAGCAATTTGGGTTTGAACAGTTTTGTGTACCAGACTCATATATTTCTGATGGAATATCTGATTTTGCAGATTTAGTAAGATATTATGGAATAGACAAATTAGAAATGTTATTAATTAAAAAAGGATTATTATGAGTGTACCAACAGCAGGAGAATTTTATAAAAGTTTTCCATGTAAACAAGGAAAAACCCTTGAACTTATGATTGAATTTGCAAAACTTCATTGTGAAGCTCAAGCTAAAATGATTTCAGAGCAAGCAACCCATAATTGTCATATTGATTGGGTTGATCCTTATGACTACTCAGCAGGTTTAAATGGAATGAAGGGAGATATTGATAGAGAAGAAATACTAGAAATATATCCATTATCTAATATTAAATAAATAAATAATGAAAAATCTATTATTAGGAGCTTTATTAAGCTCTACAGCAATGTTTGCTGGTTTTGGACATGGAATTAGCCATAGTTCACATGTGAGTCATAGTTCTCATGTAAGCCACAGTAGCCATGTTTCTAGTCATGGTACTAGTCATTCAAGTGGAAGTCATATGAGTAGTTCACATCCTACCATACATAGTTCTCCTTCAAACCATGTTACTGAATCACATCCCTACACTTCATCTAAAATTAGAGCTAGTAGTGTAGAATATAATTCTATGCACAGATACTATTACTATCCATTAATGAATCATAGCACTAATAGATATGATACTATTAAAGGAGAATCTAAAGAAGATGTACAAATCAAAGTAAACAAGTTAACTGGAGAAGATGATACTAACTGGGTTGGTGTTATTTGTTTATGTACTATAGTAGGAGTTGTAGGGTATGTAATCTATAAATATGGTAGATAATGGAATGGTCTACACTAGGTCCAAGATTAGGTTCTTGGGCATCTAAGATTAAACCATTTCATGATAGAGGAGGATTTAAACCAATATATGAATTTTTAAAAACACAATCTAAAATGGGGGCTAAAATAGCCCCTATTTCTTTATGTACCTATAGAGTGTTCAAAGAAGTAAAATTTGAGGACTTAAGGGCTGTAATAGTTTGTCAAGATCCATATTTCAAATTTATTGGAGATGTTCCTGTAGCAACTGGTGTAGCCTTAGATTGTAGTTCTACTGAAAAGATAGCACCTTCATTGCAACAATTCTATAATGGTATTGAGAGGGAGATATATCAAGGTTTGAATTTAGAGTATGTTCCAAGTTATGATATGTCTTATCTAACTGAACAAGGAGTACTACTACTAAATGCTTCTCTAACTGTAGAAAAGGATAAACCAGGTAGCCATAGTAAGGTATGGGAAGATTTCACAATCTTTTTATTGAAAGAAGTTATAGCACCTACAGGAGTTCCTGTATTATTTCTTGGTAGAGAAGCAGCTAGTTTTGAACCTGCTGTAAGTACTACTAATCCAACAAAGATTATTAAACATCCTGCATCAGCAAGCTATAATAAAACTATATGGGATAGTGAAGGTGCATTTACTTGGTTAAGTTTAAATATATGGGATAGAAGTCAAGATGTAATTATTTGGCTTCCAGGTCTAGAGCCCCCTTTCTAAAATTTTAATTATGAAAACATGTACAATTTGTAAAATTGAAAAATCTTCAAAAGAATTTTATAAAGATTCAAGAAACAAAGATGGATATAATTCTAATTGTAAAGAATGTACAAAAAAAGCCACTTATGAAAGATACAGTAAAACTAAAGAAGATCCTGTAGCTTATAAATTTCACTTAGAAAGAATAGCCTTTTATAAAAGGAATAAAATCATGAAAGACAATACAAAGAATAATAAGGATAATTATGAAAACATGTAAAATATGTAAAGAAGAGAAAGAATTAGAGGAGTTCTATAAGAATGGAAAAGCTAAAGATGGTAGAAACTCTTATTGTAAAGAATGTGATAAGAAAGCAGCTAAGAAAAGATATGAAACTATTAAAGCTGATCCTGAATTGTGGGCTAAAGAGATTAAAAGAGTTGCTGGTTATATGAGAGCTATGAGGCAAAAAAGAAAGGGGAAATGAAGTTCTATATAACAGAAGTAACTAAACTAAAACTAGAAGCAAAGATTCTAGAATTAGAATCTAGAGAACCATTTATTCAATATGTAGCTTGGAAGCATACCTATGGAGAATGGAAAGCTTATAAGAGCGTGTTAGAAAATTGTGTAATAATTAAAGAAGAAGATTATGAGTGTAAGGATAGAGATTGAACTAAAGGAAATACCAACAGCATGTAGTAAATGTCCATTTTATAGTAATAGAAACTATACATGCCACAATGAAAGAGGTACAGAAGCTCATTGTTCTTTAGGATATATGCGTGGAGATATGAGAGATATAAACTTTCATTCTGATAGGTACAAAGAAGAAAAATATAGTGGGTGTATGTTAGAGTTTAATGTAATAAATGATGAGCCAAATGAGAGTATCCATTGAGCAATTAGAAGTAGGGGATGAAATCATTATCTCCAGTTATAGTGATTTAAAGTATATGAGGATTCTACAAAAGCCTGGAAGAAGTAAAACTAAAAAACACTGGAAGACAGGAGACCCTGTGTGGAAAGATGTTAAGTGTGCTATTCATAAAAAGAAGTTTACATGTGAGCATACAGGAAGAATTTGGGAAGGATTTGATTGTAACCCTGAAGATTTAAATACTACAATCTATAAAGATTTAACAGGAAGAGATATATGGTTAGTTAAAAAAGGAAACTATGATAATAAATAACACATCAGATGTAAAAGTACTTTCAGATGGGCAATCCAATGAATCTATTGGAATGCAATTAGATATGGATTCAGCTCATATTCTTATGACTATGTTAAGCAAGAATCTATATTCAGATTCTATAGGAAGTACAATTAGAGAAACAGCAAGTAATGCTTTAGATTCTCACAGAAGAATAGGTTCTGATAAGCCTATTATTGTAAAATTTGGTACTAACTCTCAAAACAACTATGAGTTTAGTGTAGAAGATTTTGGTGTAGGATTGGATGATAATGATATAGAGAATATTATTAGTAAATATGGAAAATCTACTAAAAGAGATTCTAATATAGAACTTGGAGCTTTTGGGTTAAACTAGGAGTTAATTGATTAGGGTATTAATATCTTTTTATTTATATTTATGTTCAATTTTAAATAAAAGTAAAATGGACTATAATAATGAATTTAGAGAGATTGATACAGAACAAAAAGCATATTTCTTGGGTTTTATGTATGCAGATGGTTGTATTAGTATGATAAAAAGTAAAAAATCTAACTATATAAAACCTCAAGTACAAATTAGTCTTGCAGATGAACAAGTGATAAATGATATTCATAAGTTTTTTCCCTTTTTTAATTTACAAATTTTTGATTTTAGTAAGTATAATAAGAAACATAGTAAACAATTTGCTTTAAGAAAAGCAAATAAGTTATTATTTGAGGATCTACAAAATCATGGTTTATTAGAAAGAAAAAGTGGAGAAAATAGTTCATTTTTAAGAATACCTATATTAAACCTCAATCTAGTATCTCATTTTATAAGAGGATATTTTGATGGGGATGGTAGTATTAATATAGCAGCTAAAAGACCTAATTTAAGAAGAGTAGAAATATGTTCAAGTTCAAAAGAATTTTTATTACAAATAAAAAATACACTAGAATATTTTAATATTAGTTGTCCAATTTTTAGAGAAAAATTCAATAATAAAAGTCCTTTATATGTTTTGGAGTGGGTTAACTCTAAAGATATATTAAGTTTAAAAGAATTTCTCTATAAAGATTCCACTATTTGCCTTATGAGGAAAAAAGAAAAATTTGATTCTTTTAAAATAATAGACAAAAAGTATTCAAATCCTCATTGTCCTAAATGCTTAGAAAGAAAAACAAGAAAATCAGGAAAAAGACAAATGAAACATGGATTAATGTTAAGATTTAGCTGTACAAATTGTAATAATAAATTTTCAATTCCAGCCCAAATAAAACAGGATGAATTGTCTGGGAAGCCCTATGAGGGTAATCAGCAGCCAAGCTTAGATAGTAATATCTTTGAAGGTTCAACGACTAATAGCCAAATCCCACCAAGTGATGTTGAGGATGGTAATGCTAACACGAGCGTCCTGCCTATTGTTATAGAAACAGATAAAAATGGAAATCCATTAGTATCTATTTCTTTAAAGATAATTGATATTAATAACAATAGTGATGATATAGTCTGAACTATGCGTATATATGAAGGCATAGAATCTAAGGATAAAGAGCCTTAGAGATAACAAAATCGTGGGATTTAAATCACCTCTAGCTTATACCAGTAGTTTCTATTTTATCTGTAGAAAAGATAATATAGAGAGAAAGTATATGATGTGTGAGGGGGAGAATGGTAATACTATTGATTTACTATTTGAATGTGTAACTCCTGAAGAGAATGGGGTTAAGATTGTTGTTCCTGTAGAATATAAGGATAGACATACCTTTAGTAGTAAGATAAGAGAACAACTTTCTTATTTTGAGAATGTTTATTTTGAAGTAGATGGAATAGATAATGAGTTTAGTATTCTAAGGGAAGAGGATTTTCAGATATCAGATCTGATTACAAGTGGTAATATGCATATCTGTTTAGATAATGTCTACTATCCTATAGATTTTGATAAACTAGGTATTAAGAGTATTCCTATTGGTATAGGGCTTAGATTTAGTTTATCAGATGGGCTATTTCCTACTCCTTCAAGAGAGAATCTAATCTATTCAGGAAACACTAAACAGATTATTCTAAATAAGATTAAGAAAGTTAGTGAGTTCTTAGTTAATAGATATAATGAGAATATGACGGAATGTGAAGACATTAAAGAAATCTTTGAATACTATAAAGAATTCTCTAAGTCAATAACTATTAACAATTATAAGTTCTCTTTAGATGGTATTTTACCATATACAGATGTTAAGATAAATAAGCCTAAACTGAAGAATGTAGAAAAGCTTGATTTGAAGCATTTGTATAACTATAGAGAAAATCTAATTTCAGAATATAAGGTTACTCATAGAATCTATAATTACAGTATAAGTGGTATTAAGCATCATGGATATAGTAATTATTTGAAAGAACAAAACTTTCCAATGAAAAACATTTATGTTTATTCTGAAGAAATACCTTTCCTGAAAAAAGAGTATTTAAAGACTATAACTAAAGGTGAGTGCTTTCTTGTAAAGAAAATCTTTAGTTATAAATTGTTTAAAAGAGCTCTAGGGTTTGAATCTTTAGTTGAATTATTAGATTTAAGAAGACATCCTAGAAAAGACTGGAGAAAGGTTATTCAGGAATTTCAATACATTCAGAATGTTTATACTAGTCAATTCCATAATGTAGATCTTATAGAACCTACTACAGAATGGTTGGAAAGTAGAAAGAAACAAAGAGTTTATAATTATACAGGAAGAAAACCTAAAGTAACAGGAGAAGTAAATTGTAAGTTTGCTAAGCCTTTACAAAGATCTAATGGAGATAGAAACTGTAAGTTTGAAGCAGGTATTTTAAAACTAGAAGGATTACATAAACAACCTAAATTATTTGTGTATTCAAAGCATGATGATTTTCTTAACCTAGATAAGTTATTTAATACTGATGCTGCAAGTTGGGATTATACTAAAGCTAAGAATAAAGAAATATTACGTTTATTAACTGTATCTCCACAGGAGCACAAGAAACTAGAACAATTGAATATTCACAATCTAATCTCATATGAAAAGTTTATGGAAGGGGATAACAAAGTTTATAGAAGAATAGTTACAGCTCAATTAGTAAGAAAGTTAATGAGTGCTAATTCTAAATTGTTTGAAAACTTAGATGTAATCAAACCTCTTAGTTTGTCTTTGTATGATAAACTAATTAAGTTACAAGAGTACAAGAAAGAAAACTATTATCATATGGATTCTACTGTATTTGGAGCTATGTTACAAGTTGCAGAAGACAAAAATCTATTTGACCATGAAATCTATTCTGAATATAAAGAAATAGAAGCCTTACTAGGTAAATTCAAATTCTTGGATATTCTAATAGGAAAATTCAATAAACATGGTTCTGATAAACTAGATCTTAATATTATTCTAATTGATTTGTTTAAATATCATAAGTTTAAACTCGATTTACAACATTATAGTCAGCCTACTTCTGTAGTAGATAATGTAGTAACAGATGAGGAGATTGATGAGATTTTAAATGCTTAATAATGAGGGAGAAATCCCTCTTTTTTATTATTTTTAATAACTAAATAAATAAAATTATGAAAAACAAATTTCTAAGTTTACAATGGTTTAAAGAGAAGTTGCACATTAAAAGTAAGAAGGAAAAAGAAGTAGAGGTATTTAATGAATTTAGAGAAAAAATTATAGAAGAAAACAAAAAGAGATTATTTAAAAATATTAAATTAATTAATTCTTCTTTAACAATTGTACTAGATGATGGATCTATTCTAACTAAACCTGAAGCTACAGAAGAAGACTATAATAAATGTATGACAGCTCTTTCTTTACATGAAATTAAATCTATTATTTCTGATGAAGTACATAAGCCTTTACCTAAGAAAGAAGAAGAACCAACAATAACCATTGAAGAAGTAAAATCTATTCAATCAGGGTTTGACACTCTTAAAGGACTGTCAGATTTTGAAATCTATGATGATATAATTTATTGGGGAGGAATTAAAAGAAGTGTTCCACAGCAATTAGTGGAAGCTATCTGTAAGCTTGTAGATAATAGTGGTAATCCTTTAGAACAAGTAGACCTAGATGTACATGAAGGTTATTTATCTCTGAAGAAATTCTGGTTGAAATGCTGTCTTAATCCTAATGCTCAATCAGCAGAAGATCTGTATACATTCTTATATCATCACAAATTCAAAATTGATAGACATGGAAACTTCTATGCTTATAGAAGAGTGAAAAGTGTACACAAAGATCCTGTTGATAAGGAATTGATGGAGTTTGTCAGTAATAGCTATACAAAAGTGAAAGCTGTATGGAAATACAATCCAAAGAGTTTCTTTGTAGTGAAAAAAGAGGATGAATCTTTAGGTATTATCAAGGAGAAGGATCTTACTAAGACTAAGCATACAATATTGGGTAATCTAGCTACAATGTATCTAGACATAACTAATACACCAGGTCTTCAATATACTTCAGCTCATACAGGTAGAGAAGACTATAGAATTGGAGAAGTTATCAGTATGCCTAGAAATCTAGGAGATGATAATAACAATGTTAGTTGTTCTACAGGATTCCATGCTGCAAGTAAGAAATATGACTATTCAGGATTTGGTGATGTTCCTATTCTTATGATTATTAATCCTACTGATGTATTAAGCGTACCAAGAGGAGAAGTTGGCAAATTAAGAACTTGTAGATGGTATTTTGCTTGTGTACTTGATGAAAAAGAAAAATTTATACTAGATGAAGAACATTTTGATGTTACAGACTTAGGAGATAACTTTGAAGAGAAGATTCAGGAAAATCTAGAAGAGCATGTTGCTCAAGGTATTGCTGAAGAGATTGAAAGACATAGTTTTTATGTTCCTAAAATCTCTGAAGGTGAAATTAAGAAAATTGTCACCTCTCTAGAGAAAATGAAATCTACTATTAATTCTAGAGTAAAGAAAATCTAATGGCTAAAAGGATAATAGCCCCCAAACCTAGGAATGGGGGCACTTTAACAGAAAGTGCTTACTTCTCTAAAATTAGGTCTTTATTAAGGAAAGGATTCATGTATTGGAAGCCTATGCAAATGGCTTTAGAGAAAGCCTCTAGACCTTATGTAGGAAGTAATAAGAGAATCAAGAAAGAGTACCAATGTGCTAAGTGTAAGAAATGGTATATAAGAACCAATGTACATATAGACCATATAGAAGAATGTGGCTCTTTAACTTGCTATGAGGATATAGTACCCTTTATAAAAAGGTTAACTAAGGAAGATGTAAATGCTTATGAAATTCTTTGTAAGCCTTGCCATCAGAAAAAGACAAATGAAACTAGAACCAGTAAAAAGAAGAAATAATGGAAGCATCTAGAACCCTATTTCAGTATTGTGACTATTGCAAAGATGAAAAAATATTTAACTTTGATACTGTAACATGTAAAACATGTGGTAATAAATGTGCAAATTATAAACCTAAAATATTATGAAAGATGAAAATGGTGTAAAAGATTCTGATGGTAAATTAGATTATGAATTAGATTGGGATTTTTTAACTCAGATGGCTGAAAGAATGGCTACTAATAAACATAAGTATACTCCTTATAATTGGAAAAATCCTATGGATATTGAAAAGCTTAAACAAGCATTATTTAGACATGTTCTAGAGGTAATGAGAGGTAATTTAGAAGATGAAGGAAGAGAATTAGGTCATTTAGAAGCAATAGCTAATAATGCAATGATGATTAACTATCAACTAAAGAATAATAACCATAATATATAAAATTATGCGAGTAGAATTTAGAGATTTTCATGGATTAGAATCATATTTACTTCTAAAGGGTTATAAGAAATATGAGACTCAGAAATATAGGAATGAAGACTTTGCTTTTTGGAAATCATTTGATATCACTTATGAAGAAGAAGATAGTAAACAAATTGGGTATCAGGTTGGACTTTTATTTTATGATACTTCTAAGTATGATATTCCTGATAATACTCACTACGGTATTCAATTTGAGTTTGTATCAGGAGATAAAATAGAATTTGATAGAGCTGATTTTACTATAAGTGATGATATAACTATTTTTAGATTTGAAGAAATATGTGAAAAACTGTATAGGTTTCTAAAGACTATTCCTAAAGATCCAGATATAAAACTATTAGAGAATAAATGATAATAACAGCAGAAGCACTTAAGAAAACAGGTCTTACTACACATAAGTTTAGAAGACTTGTAAAAGAACTGAACCTCTCCCCTATTAAAAAAAGAGGAGAGATTTCTTTTAGATGGACACCTGAGCAAGTAGAGTTATTAACAGAAATGGGTAAAACCTTTTTCAATGAACCTAAAGAAATAAAGGAGCTTGATATCATAGAATATTATGTAAATAATAGATCTAATGTACACAGAACAGCCAATAAGTTCAAGTTAAACTACTATACAGTATACAGAATGGTTAAGAAGTATGAAAGGATAAAATTTGTAGAAGTAAAATCTAAATTATGACAGATGATGATAATATATTAATACAGCTTAGGAGAACCTATGCTAAGGATGAAATGGTTTCTTATGTAATCAGAAGAATTAAAGAGCTTAAAGTAGAATTAGGACAAGCTAATTCTGAGATAGACCACCTTAATGATAAAATCACTAAGATGGAAAGAAATAGAGTGTTTAATGATGAAATGTCTAGGGAAGCCAGAAAAGAAGCTAAGAAAGAAGAAATCTATAAACAGAATAGAGATGAAATCTTAAGCCTAAGAGCTAAAGTCAGAAGGCTAAGTAAGGATAATAGTGAATTAATAACTAAATTATGTAATAATGGAAGCAAAGGAGTATGATCATATAAACCCTGATCACTATAAACAAGGAAGTAAAGAAGTTATAGATATAAAGAATTAAGAGCATGATGATAGTAGATGTAATGTTTAGGGGAATTGATATTCATGTACATGGAGTACATATTCCTGAAGAAAAAGAAGTAAGATATGATTCTGATATGGGAGGTTCTCCAGGATATCCAGAACATTTTGAGATTGAAGATATCTTTATTGAAAAAACAGATGTATTTAGTCTACTAGAAGAACATCTAGATGAAATTGAAAAATTAGTGTTAGAGCAAATTAATGAACAATAAATCTTAATAAACATGGGAGGAAATAGATTTTATACTAGACAAAAAGGAATGTCTATTAGTGAAGCTTATAGAGATGCTGTAAGATTAGCTGAACAAGAATATGGACATCAACAAGGTTACAGTGGAGAAATTAATTCTACAGGAGGTGTAATAGATCTTACAAAGAGTTGGAAAACAAGTAAGCTTTCTATTAATAAGTTTATTGCTAAAACAGAAAAAGAGAATACCCTTACTAAAGGAAATGCTTATGGTATTTGTACTTTAGATCCTAAGAAAAGCCCTAATAAGATTAAATCTCATGTAGAACATAATGTTGAGAAGGGAACTAAAAAATGGGTGTTGAGATATGTTATATCTACTAGTGAAGATGATTACATAACATCTTGTGTTACTAAGGGGGAAGCAGTAAAAGCAGCTAGAAAATATACAGAAAGTACAGCAAAGACTACCTTTGTAAATATGGAGAAAGTCTTAGAGACAGGTTCTTCTAGAGTAGCAAGAATAAATTATAAATCAGCCAAGAATGATGCTATGGGGGAGTATCTGTTCTTTGGTATAGCACCTTGTTAGTATGAGAATGACTTATGAAGAATGGCTGGAGAAATACCAGCCATTAAAAAATCCTCTTAATGAGAATGCTTCTTATGATGGTTATATGTTTGATACACATGGTAAAGATGTAGACTACATTAGAAATGGATTCATAGCTAATTGCTTTTTATGGACTATAGTAGATTGTGAGAATGAAGAACAATATATCATCCCAGGATGGCATATAGTGAATAGGGCAGGTTATTTTGTTACTTATGAACCTTGGATAGATGAAGAGATTGAAGTCAATCTTAATGAGATGATTACTGTAGGAGAGGCAAAGTATGCTTGTATAGAGTTCTTAGAATCTCTAGGAATTCCTGAAGAGCAATATGAAGATTTAATACATGATTTCTTTAATCAAAAATTCTAATGTATGAATACGGAGCAATTAAGTAGACAGTTCTTTAATCTCAAAGAAGACTGTAAAGAATACTATGATAATCTTACTTCTCAACAAGAAGAAGATATCATAAAGAGTTATGATGATCATACTTTTGTGGATTATATAGACCCTAAAGAAGGTATTTATTTAAAAGGGGAGATTTTAAAGTTAAAAAAGAATTCTATAATGATTTTTGACTTTAAGTTTAAAAGAGCTATTCATATAAAATTTGAATATCTAACTCTCCAAGACCAACTAACTGTATTAGAATTGTACGAACAAAACCAATAAAACCATGAAAACAGAAACTGTAAATTATTATGATGTTAAACTAGATTCAGCTAGTTCTTTAAAAACTTTTGCTGATGATAGGAATAAGTATAGAAAGAGGTTTATAGAAGGTATTCAGGTTGATGAAAAGTATAATCAAGCTGCTCTTATAGGAAACCTAGTAGATTGCTTCTTATTTGAGCCTGATTTATTTGATGATAGATTCTATATGTCTACATGTTCTAAAGTACCTACAGATTTAATGATGAAATTTGTTGAATCTCTATATACTAATACAGTAGAGATGCCTAATTCCTCTTTTGAGGAAAGAAGTAAGCTAGCTCATGAGTCTTCAGGATTCAAAATAGGGTATGATGCAGTTATTAAGAAGTTTGCAGGAACAGAAGCTGAAGACTATTTCAATGAAATTCTGGCTGTTAGATCTAAAGGTTTAACAGTTGTAACCACACAAGATATGGTTAATGCTGAGAGAGTTATTAGTGAGTTACAGAGTAATTTTGTAACTTCACATATAATTAATCTTGAGAGTGATAGCAGATTTACAGTGCTAAATCAGTTTGAAATATATGACTATGAAGTAGATGGTCACAAGTTTAAATCTAAGATGGATAAAGTCATTATTGATAATAAAGATAAGACTGTTCAAATATATGATTTAAAGGTTTCATGGTCTGTAGAGAATTTCTATACTGAATATTATCTCTATAGAAAATCTTATATTCAAGCTTATCTTTATTATAGTGCTTGGATTTCTATAACTGTAGATGAATCTAGTGAATACTATGGTTATAAAGTTCTTTATCCTAAGTTTATTGTAGCTGATTCTATTAGTTATATGAATCCTCTAATTTATGAACTAGCAATAGAAGACCTTAGAGATGCTTACATAGGGTTTGATTATAAAGGGAGATGGTATTCAGGAGTTAGAGATATTATCATTGATTTAAAATTTGCTATTAGTTCTAATATCTGGAATATATCCAGAAAAAATTATAATTCTTTAGGAGTAGTATCTTTAAAAAGTTAATCAAATGAGTGTAAAGAAAACAATAACCACTATTTTCTTAGTACCTACTCTTGGAGTTCCTAAGGGAGCTTTAGCAGAAAATGGGTTTATTAATGCTTTCTCTAAAGACAGTAATAGTACTTTGTATGACTCTGGAGTTATCTATCTTCTCTTTAAACCTGAGAATATAGATAAGTTCAGAGAGTTTCTTCAGGAAGAGTATGAGAGGACTGATAATATTGTAGATGAGTATGATTATAATCATGGTTATGTAGTTTTAGTTTATAGACTAGACACTAAAATATCCAGTGATATAACCCTTATAAAAGAAGGAAAATATTCTAAAACCTCAAAGGAATTTCAGAATCTATTTCCTCCTACAATAGCTGTAAAAAGAGGTAGTGTTAATAAAATAGAACCTTCCCTACAAGTAAGGATTTTTAAGAAATCCAGAGAATTGAGAGAGTATTGGGAAAATAAAATAGGTGAAGATTTAGGAGAAGAACAAGAAGTTTGGGAAACCTATGATGAATCAAAAGAAATTTTAAATTTAAAAGGAGATGAGTATGTTTAATGAGGATTTATATAATAAGCTTCTATCTGATTTTGGAGTGGATGCTGTAAAAAAATATTGTAGAATGACTAGTGCAATGTATAATCATATGCATGAAGAACTGTCTACAGAAGTCCTAAGTGAATATTCATATGAGCGAGATTGGTGGGAATCTAAGTATCAGGAATTAAATAATGTAAACAATTAATATATGAAAGACGTAGAAAATGGGATTCTAGACTTACTAGAATCTCACCCTAAGACATGTACTGTAATAACAGACTATTTTACTAAAGTGATGATTGATTCTTTTGAAGATCAATCTGTTCCAGAAGAGTTTAAAGAGGCTATGAGATCTTTAGGCATTGAGAAAGATAGGCTTGCTACTATTATTAGTGGACAGCCAAGATGCTTATTTGATGTTTTTGATGAGAATGAAATTTATATAGAAATATATAGAACTAATGGTGATTCTTTTACTTTCAATATAGAGAAGTTTATGGAACATCCTGGTCATTTTAAATCTAGAAAAGATTGTGAAATTCAGGCTATTAAAGAAGCTTTTAAACTTTTTGAATCTATGTAATCATGGAAGAGCTATTTGAAATTTATAAAGATCTAAAAGTATCTTATCCTAGATATTCTGGATATGTTTGTGGGTATAATCCTTATCATTTTATTTTAGCAGTAGAAAGTGAAGATGAATATTTCTTTGATAGTATAACAAAAACTATACACATAGAAGAGAAATACAAAGATCCAAAATATAGATACATATGTGTTGATGAGTCAGATATTCTAACACAGAATAAAGATGCTTTTTACTACAAACGAACTGTGTAAAAAGTTCAATGTATCTAAATCTAAGCTAACTAAGATTATTTCCTCTAGGAGAATTAATGGATTTTGGTTAGGTAGAGTTAAGAAATTTGATGAGAATGAGATTGAATTAAACTTGAGGGATTATAATGAAAAAGTTAATCCCTTTTGTTTTGATTATAATTCTAGGAAGATTAAAATAATAGAATTTTATATAAAACATGGCTCTATTAGAAAAGTCTCTACCATACTTGGTATAGGTAGACAGAGTGTTACTAGAACTATAAATGAGTATATAAGTACTGGATGTATAGAGGTAGATAGTAAACTAAAAAATTTAAAAAACGATGGCTAAGAAAAAGGAAGAGAAACAAGGTGTAGATTTAATTCTAGCTGATTTAGAGAAGAAATATGGTTTAGCTAAGGCAGAACTAGAGGATCTTGTTATTATAAGCACAGGAAGCCTGCAATTAGATCAGGCTATGGGTACAGGTGGTACAGCTCTAGGTAAGATTTATGAACTATTTGGTCCAGAATCTTCAGGAAAGAGTACTCTTACACTACATCAGATGGCAGAATATCAAAAAGCCTTTCCTAATAGGAGAGTTGCTCTATTTGATTATGAACATGCATTTGATAAGAAGTATGCTACAGCATTAGGAGTAGATGTTAATAAGTTGTTGATATATCAGCCAGAAAACATGGAAGATGGATATGATATGATTTTAGCTCTAATAGAGAAGGAGATTGTATCTTGTATTGTTATAGATTCACAAACTGCTGCAATGCCTAAAGCTGTTCTTCAAGGAGAGATGGGAGATAGTACTATATCTTTACAAGCTAGATTCAATAGTAAATTCTGTATGAAAGTGAAAGGTCTATTAGCCAATCACGGTGCTACATTATTTATCATTAGTCAGCTTAGGGATAAAATAGGTAGCATGGGAGAACCCACCACAACCACAGGAGGAAATGCTATTAAATTCTATGCTGATGCAAGATGGAAAGTGTGGAAGATAAATGATAAAGCAAATGATCTAAATAAGACTACTGTAGATGTAATCAAGAATAAATTATCTGCTCCTTTTGGACAAGCAAAATTTAATATTGAGTGGGGTTGGGGGATTGATAGAATGGGAGAGATTATAGAGTATGCTATAGAGTTTGACCTTATTAAAAAAGGGGGAGCTTGGCTTACCTATGGAGAAGTTAAAGTTCAGGGAATGGAGAAACTAAAAGAGTGGCTTGAAGAAAATCCTGAAGATCTATTACTATTAGAGAAATGTGTAATAAACAGACTTAATGGTGTAGAAGAAAAAAGAAATACAATTAGTGATGTAGCTGTAAATTTGATGCTTAAGGAGTATCCTTTACACCCATCAGAAGCATTTAAACCAGAAGAAACAACTAAAAAAGAAGAATAATTATGGAAATTAGAGAATATCAAGAGAAAGCAAAAAGAACATTAGTAACGCTAACATCCTCTTTACTAGATGATATACATATGGTCTTTGGAATGAGTACAGAAGTTGG